ATACACTCTATCAACAGCGAACTGAGGGGGGAGAGCCTGTGGTAAGCGAGCCAGTATCGGCTCAAAGGGAATTAGGATTCTAAGGAGGTGAGGTAAGGTGGTATCAATATTATGGCTACCGATAGTGCTAAGTTTTTTTTTAGTAGCAAGTATGGTGATGGTGGTTTTATTGCCAATTTGTATGATTTTGCTCTTAGATTTACTTGAATGGGTAGCTTCGAAGCTATTTCAATAATGGCTAATCGTCCTAAATCGGCTTAAATCGCCGGATTTAGGGGGGTACCACGGGTACTTTTTAGGGGTAAAATAGACATTCGGTGGGTAGGGCTAAGACCTGCGCCACCGGTAGGAGGAGGTAGTATGAGAAAAAAATTCTTGACATTTAGTCGAATATATGGTAAGATAAGGGAGCAGGTTGAGATTGTGAAAGTCGTTATTTTGGAGTTTTATCGGAACGAAGATACAAGGGGGTGGTATTATAGAGAAAAAGAAAAAGAAAAGTAGGTTTTGGGAGGAGGAAAGTAGGTTTTTGGAAAGTGTATTGAAACTTTACAAATTTCAAAGGAGGAATGATGAGAAAAGAAACTGAGTTGTTGTTCAAATTCTTCAAGAAAGAAATAGCAGCGACAGAATTTTATGGCCCACTGGCAAGGTGGGGGGTAGAGGCTATAGGTCAAAAGAAGAACCTAAATGATTCTGATAAGATATTTCTCCTGGCAGTAGCAGAAGGGGATATTCCTGATAATGATGTCCGGTTGAAAGCTAACCTGTTGCTGAAAGATACTACAATAGGTGTTGATTGCCTGAATGTGTCGAATCCATTCCTGTCCAGGGAGAAGGTAGAGAGGGGATGGATTGAAGAAAACCTCGGGTTCTAAGGTGTGGATTTACAGGTGGATACAGGATGAAAAGGTGTTGGAGCAGTATATGGCAGATGGGTGGGAGTGCCTGGTAAAACATCCACACTATCGGTCGTGGATGATTAGAATAGAGGAGGTGAAGCTCAATGAAACAATCAACCAATTACGAACAGCAATATGATGATGATGATGATGACCGGTGTCCAATCTGTGGCTATGTCTTAGATTCCTTCGGACATTGCAGGGCGTGTGGCTATTGTGAAAACTGTTAATAGGGAGGTGTATAATGAGAGCCATCAGAAAAGCATACAAGGAAAAACAATTACTACAGAGGTTGGATGTCGTGGTGGTTCGGAATGGCTGCTCAGGGAAACAGGTGGAGGCCCCTGAGCAGGTATATCCATTCTACAAGGAATTGCAAGGCAAGGATGTTGAGGTGTCTATCCTGGTCTTGCTGGATAAGTATAGAGGGATTATCGGTGATACGCAGATTGGTCAAGGCAGTGTAGATTTCTGCACAATTAGTTGGCGTGATATACTGAAATGGCCGTTACTTACAGGAGCTACTGGGGTGATAGCGATACACAATCATCCTATTAGTGGGCTTCCGTGTTGGTCGGAAGGTGATATACGGTGTATCACTACTATGGAACAATTATTGGAGTCTGTCGGTGTTCGTCTAATTGATGCTATCCTTGTCACGTTTGATGGTATGGGAAGTTTCTTCGGCAAGGAGCGGTATCAAGAAGATGAAGAAGGAGATAATAATGAAATTAAGTGATGAATATTTAAATCAATTAAAGAAGTTAGCTGATAGTGATACAAACAGATATGGTAAATGGCAGAGGTTGAGTACCCAATTAGGGGGGAAGCCTGAAACCATTAGGATGCAATACACTAACCATTTTGCTGACGTCAACAAAATGGTGCCTCCTGCGGAAGCTGCTCCGGTTACACAAGAAGGCACGATTATTGCACAATTAAACAGTATGGGTTTCGAGATAGTGGCGGATGGGGATAAACTAACGTTAGTACGTAATGCTGCAATTCAACCAGGGGGACATCGGGTAATCAATGTTGATAAATTAGAAGCCAAGAAGTATAGATTTATGTTGGTATCAGATACCCACCTGGCTTCAAAGTGGGAACGGTTGGATGTGCTGCAAACCGCCTATGATGATGCACACAAACAAGGCATTGCGGATGTCTATCACACCGGTAATGTAGTGGATGGCCAGGGTACATATAATCAATTTGAGGTTAAAGTGACTGGAGCTACTGCTCAGACTGATTATGCCATCAAAAACTATCCAGCCCGTGATGGGATTACCACCTATTACCTCTCTACCAATTGTCACACTGGAAGGTATTGGAGGGAATTAGGGGTTGATTATGGTCGATTCCTGGAGGCAGCGATGCTGCAAGCCGGTCGAAAAGACTTCGTCCACCTGGGGTTCCAGCAAGCTGATGTTGAGTTGAAGGGTGATGGCGGGCATAGTATTATGAGATTAATCCATCCTGCGGGTGGTTGTGCCTACAGCCTTTCATATAAACCTCAGAAGATAGTGGAGAGTTTCACTTCAGGAACGAAACCCAATCTATTATTATTGGGACATTGGCACGTATCCGGATACTTTGAACAGCGGAATGTGCATTGTTTCCTGGCCGGATGTATGCAGGACCAGTCAAGCTATATGCAACGTAAGCATTTACAACCACATATAGGATACTGGGTCATTGAAGTAATGATGACTTCCAAAGGCATAGTCACTGGCGTCAAGAGTGAGTGGAAGTCCTTCTATGACAAAGAGTTCTATGTAACACACAGTCTATATGTGGGGGGGTGATAATGATGCAAGTAATAATTAAGTGTCAAGATTGTAAGGGTGGTGGTTGGATTGTGGCCAGGAAGTTTATTGCTGGGATAATCCACAAGGTGGAACAGAGATGTACCACCTGTAATGGTCAGGGGCGATATATCAAAAATATAAAGGGGGTGTCGTGTAATGGGTGATGGATATGTATATGATATTAGTGAGGATAAGTGGAAGACCCAAGAAGAATATTATGGGGATGTAGGTGAGCCTGATATTGGGGAAGTAGATGATAAACCTTCCAGAAATCCATATTTCTGGACGTTCAAGGAAGGTGGTAAAGCAGTGGATTGGAAAGAATTGAGGGGTGAGTTAGAGACCAGGCGTAAATGTGGGCCGGTTAAGAAGTATAGATTGACCCTGGACCATTGGATGGCTCTCCAGAAACAGATTCAATCGAGGAAGGTGAGCATAATATGATTGGAAGTGGGGAACTTAGTATGTTTAGGAGTAGGAAACCACACGGTGATAAGCCAAAAGAGATTGATGAATGGGTATCTCAGCAGCAGGGGAAGCATATCTGCCGGTGTGGTTGTGGGAGGAGCATAAATGTGGTTCGGGCGCACTACTGGTACGGACCACCAGCCTATTTAAGGGGGCATTACCCAAGACGGAAGAGTGGGGGAATTGGTAAGATAGTGAGCTAAGTCACTGTAAAGGGAGTATGGAGCCTAATCAGGTTCTGTACTCCCTTTTTTTTTAAGACATAACCATATAATAGTGTTATAATTATATGCAGAGAGGTGAGGGATGGAGCAATCTATATCTGTCAGTGACGTTCAGAAATCATTGGATGAGATTGAAGCGTTGGAGACCGAGTTCGGTAGCCTGTCTATACGAACGGCCCAGCTAAAGGAATTAATCTCGATTAGAAATCTCATATATATGAAAAGTATGGTGGAGGGAGACCTGGATGTAAGCCAGCGTATCAGGTTGCAGGGAGTTATTGATAAAGCTGATGCGAAAGCAAACGCCGCAGTAGCTCCTCCATTAACTGCTGGGAATATCGTGAAGATAGAACA